GCCTGTAGCGTAAGTACCGCTGACCTTGATTATATCTATCCAGTTATTACCCCATGCCTTAGTTGTCAGTTCAGTTGTGATTGCCATGATTGCACCTCAAAGTAGAGGGAGGATTGCTCCTCCCTCAGGTTCAGTTGATGTGGATAATCTTACCCTGGCCCTTGAAGTTCCGGCACTGTAACTCAGCCCAGTACTTGAACATCGCGGCCCGATTCAGGCCACCGGCAACGAACGCGCTATCAGTGGTTTCGACCTGAGGCTGAATTTCAGGAGCCATATACAGAGTACTCTGGTCAACCAGATAGATACGGCCGATACCGGTCTGTGAACCAATCGCTTCGCCGGCAATACCCTTCTCGACGTTGTAATCAGGAATTATCGGGATGCCGTTGTAGTGAGAGACCATCAGACCGCTCTTACGGCCAGGCACAGTGTTGACACCGTTGACCGAGTAGTTAACACCTTCCCATCCGAGCAGACGGTTGTTGGCACCGACAATACCGCCAATCTTCTGAAGAGCCGTATAGTCAGTAATGAAGGCCTTACCGCTGGTCTCATTGTTACCGTTGTTCCAATAGGGCATACAGGCATAAATCATGCTGTCCATCATGTCCATAGTCAGAGGACGCAGGGTAGCGGCACCGGCAGTGTCTGACTCGGTATAGTTGGAATCAACGTAACTGTCGAACATGCTTCCTGAGGTAGCGCTCTGGCCACGGTAGGTTGCAAGGTTGGTGTTGGCACCCGACATCAGGGTGGTGCTGTTGTACCACGGAATAGCGTAGGTATCAGGCAGATGTGCCGCTTCGGCCGCGTTGCTCACGATACGCTCAATAGACTCGAATCCAACCCGCTCAGTCGAAGTGACAGTTTCGCCAGGAGCGACAGAGCCGAGACCGACAATCGGAGCATCCTCGATACGCCGAAGAACATCCACATCCTGATTCCAGACAAAGGTCTGAGATTCGGTCTTTAAGAAGTTCTCCCAATCAACCACATCATCCCGCTTGTCTGCGCCAAGCTGTACATAACCTATAGGCATCTTACGGATGGCCATATAGTTCTTGTAGGGCTCCAACAGTTGAGCGAAGCTCGGAGTTGAAGCAGAGGTCAGAACGTTGTCCCGAACCACACCCGCGCTGGTAGTTGAAGCAATAGACAGGTCGGTAATCAGACGGACACCGCTCTGGTACGGCTTCTGGCCGAATACAGCAAGCGCATTGTGCTGGATATACGGAAGCACAAAGATGTACGGACCGAATCTTGCATTGGCGGCACCAGGAGTGGTCATATCGACCATGACACCCGCGCTGGCCAATTTGGTTGTGTTCATAATGCTGGGAGTCCATGCCCGGTCCATACTGGCAATGATTCCATCGTCAGTGTCGGACGGCAGGATATCAGATGATATTCCATATGCCATATCAGTTACCTCTCATTTGATTAAAGTCGCTTAAATCCCCGTTTATCATTTTTCTGTACATACTTTTAACATCTGCGGTCCCTGCCTGGAATCCGAGTATATCGGCAGTAGCCAACTTGACATCGCCTTTCGGCTCTGCAACAACGATATCGCTACCGTTGCTTGCCTTGTAAGTTACTCCGTAATTCAGACTGCCAGGAGTTCCTGTGATTGTAGCTGTAACCTTGCCGTCGAGGCCTATGGCCGTCAGATAAGTCGCCAAGTTGGTAGCATCTCTGGCAGAGGTCATCAGACTGTTAGGTGCTGTAGCGGAAACAGGCGTAGCAGACTTCACTGCAACTCCCGCCGTCTCAGCAGAACCGCCAGCGGTCACACTCTGGACAGAAACAGCCTCAGGAGTAAGACCCTCTTTGCTCATTATACCGTTCATAAGCTCCGCATTCTTCTTAGCGAACTCGTCTACTGCGCTCTTGTTAGCCTCATCCTCTTCAGCCGCATGGATAGCGGCCGCCTGAGCCTTGCTGTGACACTTGTCTTCCTCGACGGTCTTGCCTCCTTCAGGAGTGACTTTGGTTTCAGCACCTACAGCGGGACTAGAAACCTCGGTACTCTTATTCTCGGCATCTTCCTGAGCGTGAATAGCCTCAGCCTGTCTGCCGTGACATTTGTCATCGACACTCGCGGTCTCAGGGGCCTCGGTAGCGGTGGGAACAGGCTCGGCATCCGATTTCTCGACCTCACCTTTCTTGGGAACAGGCTTCTTCTCTTCATCATTCTCTGAAGATTCTGCCTTCGGAGGAACAGCCTCATCGCCGTCAGGCTCCGCGTGCTGTCCTTCGTCCCCATCAGGTTCTTTGTGTTCGCCCTCGTCTCCGTCAGGCTCCTTTGCTCCTTCGGTACCTTCGTCGCCGTCAGGCTCTCCGCCTTCGGTCTCGTTACCGCCAGTCAGTCCGTTGACGGCCTGACCTACAGCGCTGGCAATCGAAGAGGACTGCCCGTTGTTAACGGCTATCTTAGCTTCAATGGCCTTCAGAATGCCTAATGCATTGTCCATACCTGCTTTCAGGTAGGCCATTATAGCCTCGGTATTCGCCATATCGCCGAGAGCATCAACGTCTGATTTCTTTGCCTCAGACTCCTGTCCCATATCTGCGCTCTTAGTTGATTCAGCCACAGCATCAGCCGCAGGTGCGGTTGTAGTCACGGTCGAACTTTCAGCGGCAGATATGACGGTTGAGGAATCTGTAGCAGAAGCAGTTTTTACTTCCGCCTTCTCCTTAGACTTCTTTGTCTCATCTATCATATTGCTTCCTCCTTCGCTTTGGAGCTTGCGCTTTCTCAACTCAAGTATCATAAGCACAAGCTCCTTCCCCATAGGCGAGCGCATGAATTCTGATATCTCATCATCGCCACGGCCCTGCAAAGCGCTTGCAATCTTAGTAACAATGCTCTGCAAGCGTGGAGTGTCAAGTTTCAGAATAGCGTTCACATCGACCTGTTCGTTTGTGAGGTCTATCTTACCAGGCGCGGCGAGATGTTTAGGCTCGTCATGAACCTGGTTTATGTCATGGCATCCTATTACTCCAGGATGCTCATGCTGACCCATAGGACAGCCTTTGGTCGCTATCTCTTCGGCGGACTCCGTTTCAGGATTTCCATCCTCGGATTCGGCCGGAAGAAAAGCACGCACCATTAGGTTATAGTCAATGCGGGCGTGGTCCACTTCGTCATTGATTATCTCATTGAACTTTTCAATGATGTATTTCTTAGATTCATCATCCAGTTCTGAGTTCTCTACAGCGGTTATGACCGCTCTGTAGCCGTCAATCGCTTCAAGTTCATCTATAATCAGGAAAACGATATCCTGCTTACTGGCGGACTCAATCTTGCTTTTAGGCACTATTATCTGCGTAAGTGTGCCGTCATCGTGAGGCATCACGGTAGATATGTAGGCATTCGCATAGAAATCACGAATAACCTTCGTAATATCGTCAGAACCGAGTTTCTCCCCTTCAAGCACAATAACAGGTGCTATCCAGTTAGTGGATACACCCATCTTTCCCATCTCAGCCTTGAAATCAAGATAGAGCGTCCTTACAGGACATTCTGCATTGTTGCAGGACTTGAGAACGAAATCGCTCTTGATGGTCTTCACACTGTCTTTGTCACCTTCCCCATTGGGGATGTTTATCCACATGATACCGGTTCTTGGGTTGGCACCTTTAGGAGTGGTAGAAACCTCGAACAACTGTTTGGGATGGGCTACGGTATGACATTCGTCAGCGTCGCATTCATAGCGTCTTTGGACAGATGCGCCGATGGAAAATTCATCTTCATCCCCGTCCACGAAACTGGCCCAGTCCTTATCGTAGAGAAGCTCATCGCGGAAGTAGTTGCCGTAAGCAATGACAGAAGGCTTTCCTGTCTCCTTATCCTTTCCTTCCTCCATGAACCAATAGGTAGAAGGAGGCTGAGACGTATGATTGCTGTGACCGCTACCTCCGTTCAGTATGAACTGCTTTGACAGCTTTATCAGTTCAGAGACAGGAACCACCTCTCCCTGAAGGTCGACTATCTGAGCAGTTATCTGAGCGACGAACGAACGGGAACTGGGAAGCGTCATGCTGTCCTTCCAGGCCATGACGCTTGCGCTCATGAACTCGTCCATGCCTGGGATTTTCTCTTCCTTCTTATCGGTTATATCCGTAAGATGCGAATTGTATGACTCCATCCATGCTTTTCTGTCGGCAGGACGGAAAGAGTTCTTCACATTGACAGGAAGTTCCTCTATATTAGCATATACCATATCAATCATCACTCCCTGAGATAGATTTGGTCATTGATTCGATAGGATTCTTAGGAGCATTTGTCTTTGAAGGACGTACATCTCCGTCAGAGGACTGCGAACTGCGCGGATTGAGCATTGTCTGACTCAAGGCTGTGAACGGGTCCTCTGTATCAGGCGTTGAACTCATTTCGATTTCACCATTGCCCTGCGATACAGCACGGAAGTTAAGGTCCCGCAGACCTTTGGCATTCTCAATCTTCTTGCCGAATGCGTCTTCATCGTCTGTAGCCTCTTTGTCAGGCGGTTCGACAACGTGAAGATACCAGTCGGTAATCATAGGATATTTCTTGACTATCCAATCGAGCATGCTGTTTACATGCTTACGCAACGGAAGAAGTGAACGGTCGAGCAATGCAATCTGATACTCTTCATTGGATACTCCTCTGTTGTTTGACAAATCACCCATGACAAACGAAGGAATACCGAAGAAAGCACAGACACGCTCTATGAGTTCACGCTTTACCGCAACCATCTCGCTGGTCGGGTTGTCAGCGAACGGAATCCATTTGGCGGCTCCGCCTATATCCGCTCTGACAGGCGGGATACCGATTAGCGGAGTAGCATACGGGTCATCATTCATGACCTCCTGTATCTGCCGTTTCATCGCTGACATATTCGAGTTGTCAATACCCGCGATAACCAGAATACCGAGCGGATGCCCGGTTTCATAATATTTCCTGGTACGGGAAGCGATAGCGATAAGCGCTCTGACCTCGATAGAGGCCAAAAGAATAAGAGGCATTCCATAGTTAAGACTCGGAATACCGAATACCTGATGGTAAACCTCGCCGTCTCCGTAATAGAGACCTACGGCGGATGTACCATATCCGTTATCTTCCCCTATCCGCCAACGTGACGGATAAAGTCTGTGATTCTCTTCATCGAATCCTGGATGGGCAGGATTGTCCATCGGAGAGCATACGCTACGGTCAGCGAGAGTGAACCCTGTCTTATCTCCAGGCGTACCGTCAATATCAATGATATATTTGGCCGCCGTAGGAGAAACGGGTATGAACTCACCAGGGACCTCGCCGAGCAGATTGCCCATAGTATCATAGAAGTAGGTAGACCTTGCCAATATGATAGGCTGATTATAGACCAGACTTACAGTGAGGAATGATACGCATAACTCTTCCAAGGTCCAGTTATATGAATTGCACTTTTCTATAAGCGAATGCCCCTCACGATTAATCAGCATGCTCTGTTGCATGGGATTGGGCTTCAGGAACGTTCCCTCGTAATGACATACCTGACACGAAGTAACGTTCTTTTTATATTCCATCCCACACCGAGGACATTTGCTTTGGAAACGGGGAACCCATTCGAGTCCTTTCCGCATTGTTTCCTCGGTCATACGTTTGACTATCGTAGCAAAAGGCAGACAGTGATAGAAGTAATAAGAAGCGGCGTTGTATAGATTACAATAGATGTTGTCGCTCTTATACTTGTAATCCAAACTAATCGGCGTAGGGACCTGCTCGGTATTTACCTTAAGTGACGATAAGGTAGGCTGAGCGGGCCACGGAGCATTCGCTATAGAAGATGTAAGCGAAGAATCAGGAGTAGGGTTTACCCCGCTCTTGGTAGCACAGCATACGTCGAATATAGTCACTGATACATACTATAACACGGCGCTATTTAAGTCGTGGGAAACTTTATATATACGAAGATAATAATTAAGAAGTTTACTCAGGTCAGTTCATATTATGGCACTTAATGAAGCACTTTATACGGGACAACCTCATACTCGATACCTGTAACCATCATCAGACGCATAAGGGCGATGTTTCCCATCTCAGCACCCTTAGGGATGAATGATTCGTATATCTTCACTTCCTTTTCTACATCCTGTGGTTCTACCTTGCCGATTCTCAGCATCGGGACCGCTTTATAGAACTTATCCGCCGCAGAAGCATCTCCGCTGTTATTCGGGATACGTCCTACCCAATAGGTTTTACCGCTGAAGAATTTGGTATGGTATTCCTCGCTTACAATCTTCAGTATCGCTTCCATACTGTAGTTAACTCCGTCGCAGGAAGGAGTTCCTACTTTCTTCGTTGCCACAAGCAAATCATACATATCCGAATGTATAGGACTTCCTGTATATGTAGATTTCGACTGAGACGGAGGAAAGAGTACATCAATCAGCGTCTGAAAGCCCCGTTTTCAGCAAGTTGTCCGAGAGGGGATATACATCCGCATACAGGGCACCGTTCGGGAGGATAGCCTGTGGCGAACTGGCATCCGCATCTTGGACATCTCCAATCGGCATCCATAGGGCAGAATTTACCGAACACGTTGAGATAGTCTTTCTGCCAGACATCGTGCATGGATATTTGGGCAACATCGAACTTTCCATTGTCCACATGGTCCAGACGTTTATCCCTGTGGTCATCATCCACACTGTATTTACGCCGTTTAATCTCCCTGTTGAAATCTTTGACAACCAGTTTATCAAATGCTTCGCTGTCAACTTCTCTCGGTCTGCAAAATACTTGGGTCATTCAATATCCCTCTCAATCAATCCACGCATAACGGATTCGCGCTTGCGTATCTCTTCTTCCTGTTCACGCATTGCCCTTTCCTGCTTTAGTTTCTTAGATATAAGCTCAGCCCTCGGACGTGAGTCCTTGAGGTTATCGGCAGGAACATAATCGTAAGGGGTAATAGGTCTGTCACAGAGCGGGCAACGCCCGTTATGCAGACTGATGATAGAAATCACATTAAGACACGACGGGCAGACCGCTGACGTTACGTAGCAGTCCACCCATGTCGGTTTGTTTCTGTATCCAGATTCCATGAAGGGAATATAGTCAGTGCGCTATTTAAGTTACTCCGACTTTTTCTCACGGAAGAGAGGATTGGCGAATGCGCAGTTCCCGCACATCCGTTCAGGACCCAGATTCTTGCCAGACCCAAACTCGAAGTTCTCACAGGTCGCACTGCTTTCGGTCACGGTAATCCCCTCATGCGAGCAATACCATCCGTCAGTAACCGATACCATCTCCACAGTATCGCTCGACGGATATGCTGGAGGTTCAGACGGTTCGGCAGACACAGGGGC